ATTTTTATTTGTTTTTAGTTTATTTTTATTTAATTTTTCCCATTAAATCTTTCATTCTCATAAACTGAGGATTTTCATACGTTTTAGATTCAATTAAATTCATTGCTGATCCACTCGTTGGAGTTTTGATCACTGTTCTTTCAAATGATTCTGTAATTGTATTATCCGTAGTTGTTGTAGAAAGTTCGTCTTTAATAGATTTGTAGAGATTTTTTGATTCTTTAATAGTTTCAGCGCCATCAAATCTTTTTAGGATGTTAATCTTTTCTTGTTTAGTTGTTGAGTGTTCAGTAAACAAACGTGTAGCGTAAGCCAAGTTTGAGTTAAATACCGCAACCTCATTCAATTTAGTTCTGAAAAGATTAAGTGCTTTTCTATATTCCTCGTTTTTCTCTCTAAGTAAGTTTAACTCTTCGTTTCTAGATTCAAATGTTAGGTTTCTATTAGGTGTAATACCTTTTCTTAAACCACGACCTTCTTTAGATCCGTTACCATAAGTTCTTGAAGCCTCTTTAGTCTCCATTTTTTTCATAGGTTTTTTATCCATAGGACCTTTAACCATAGTATTTTCTTTAGGTTCTTTTTTTCCGTTAACTTCCTCTTTGTATTCGAATTTTGCTTTACCCATTCCAACACCTCTTGTTCCTTGTTTTTTCTTAACATTGAAACCTCCGTCTTGGTTAGGTTTTTTGTTGTATTTGAATTTTGATGCGTTACCCATTCCGATACCTTTAGATTTGAATTTAGCCGATTCCATAACGTACTCGCCCATTTCTTCATCCATTTCAAAATAGTTATCACCAATTGAATCCATTTCTTCATCAGGATTAAATCCTTCAAAACCACCTTTTCCTGGAAAATCTCTTTTACCGACTATTTTTTCAAAATCATCTTCCTCATCAATTTCCAATTCGTAAATAACTTCAGATTCGTTTTTAGCCAAATCGTCCAAATCTAATTCGTCCATTTCGTCCATTTCCTCCATGTCATACATTTCGTCCATTTCCTCCATGTCCATAGATTCCCCAAGTTGGATTAAGTATTCAACATCTTCATTATCATCTGATAAATGCAACATATTGTCTTCTTTTTTTACAATGATACCATCGTCATCATTCATCGCTTTAAACACACGAAGAATTTCTTCGTCTGATGCGTTTGTTAGATCAATTGTATCATCATCCGAAACATCCATATCCATATCCATATCCATGTCCATATCCACGTCCATATCCATTTCATCTTCATCAGAATCCACTTCATCTTCATCTTCAACGTCCATATCCATGTCCATATCCATTTCCATTTCGTCATTATCAGCATCGGCATCAACCTCTGCGTCTAAATCAATCTCCTCTTCGTCGTCTTGTTCGTTAAGGGATTCTTTTACGAGTTCTCTGATTTCTTGCTTCATTGTTGATGCAAGTATTCCTTGTGCATTTTCTGCGATAACACTCTCCAAATTTTTCAATTGGATAAACGTGTCTTCTACTAATGATTCTTTTTTGCTCATTATTTTATAATAGTTTTACAAATAAATACTTGACTAATTCAAAAAATTCATTTTAATAGTGTTTTTAGGTGAAAAAAATTAAAGTTTGAGCAAAAAAAAAGGATGAACATTTGTCCATCCTTTCTTAAAATTTTAATTTAGTTAATCAATAACCTCATCAATTTTACTTTCAGTAATTGAAGTGATTCTCCAATCCATTGTATAATTTTCATATACTTTAGTGACTTTAGCCTCAACATCGGTTGGGGTGTAACCCATCACCAATTTTTCTTCTCTCATTTTTTTCACTTTACCTGACTCCGTATCCAACAGATCAGAAGTGATTTTTGCTACAAAATATTTTTCTCCTTGTTCCATAAATTATTTATTTATCCAAATAATGAGACAATTTTTTCATTAAGTCAAGAGATTTGTTACCAGAATCTCCAACATGACGTTCAACCGCCATTTTTTTCTCCTCCTCAATATTCTCATCAAATTTACGCCAATCGTTTTTATCTTGGAAAAGATATGCCCCAGGTGTTGATGGTGATGATACCAAGTCAAAACAAATTAATTCAAAATCATCCTGAACTTCATTTTCTTCACCAACCTTTTTAAGGGATCCAACGCCACGAGATGAAATACCCAATGTAACACCTTGTCTTAAATAGTTTGCAGCCAAATCTCCTTTGGTAGAACATATCCCACTTTGATGGAATCCAGGACTTGTTAATAATTTTAATTTACCAATTAATACATTACCTTCCCAAAATACTTCGGTGATAATATGTGATACACGATCAAGGTCAATTAATGACGACTCAGGGTGATTTAATTCTGAAAGAGCAATTCCCTTATTAATCATTTTTTTATAATTTTCAGATTCACGTCTTAATACTTTTTCAGGATATATTCTACCATTTCTATTTGGTGTATTATATTTCTGTAACACCGCATAAAACTCAAATGGTTGTGAATGATCTAAAATGTTTTGTGATTCTTTAATTAAAGATGTATTATATTTGTCTGATGGATCAATGTAACCAGCATCGTATTCTACAAGAATTCCTCTACCAGTTTCATTTGGTCCTAATATTCTATTTTCGTTCATATCAAAAGTTTTATATATAAATATTAAACTTTATCTATTTTTACCTTATTTGGTTTTACATTTCCGTTTTTTGTTAAATAAAATTTAAAATTTTCGTTTTTGGTTAGAACATCATCATATATTCCTTTTATGATATTCTTTAATTTTCTTTTTAATTTTAAGTCCTTGAAATCAATTTCATCAATTAGAAACAGATTAATTTCAAGATTCATAAATGATTTTTTCTTGGGTTGTAATCCACTTGTTCTCAAGTCCATATCAACAATAAATTTGCTATCAAATAATGTTTTATCTATATGTTCGTAAATTGAATGTTTTATTGATCTACTCATGTTTAGGACAATTCTTGTCCAAGATTCTGGATCTGTTTTAGGTTCAACCCATGTCTGTAAATTAAGGTATAAGGATTTAAATTCTTTGGAGTCCACCGTACCATAGACCACCTTTGATGTTCTGAAACCACTTAATTTGGAAGTTTTTCCTTTTTTCATTGATATTTCTCATATTATCACGTTTATTTTTGTAAATAATAGTTATATTTGCGATATATATCAAATATAATAAACCGATAAATAAAACAGATGTTAATTGTTAAAGTAAACAAGAACGGGGATATAGAAAGAGCCCTGAAAGAACTAAAAAGTAAGGTAATCAGAACTAGACAAAATTCCCTTCTAAATAATAGAAAAGAATTTACCAAAAAGTCAGTGTCAAAAAGAGAAATTAAAAATAGAGCTAAATATCGTCAAAGTTTTAATAACGATTAAAGATTCTCATTCAATTTACGTAACTTAAAATAACGCATCTTATCAAAACTTTCATTTTTGATTGTTTCAATTGTTTCGTTAATTCTACCAATTACTTCTTTATCTTGCTCATTTTCCTCTAACTTCTCTAATTTACCGATAACACTACCCTTTAACATAAGGTAGGATTCTTTTATAGTTTCATCATTAGATGATAATAATAATTTTAATTCTTTTTGATCTGATTCAGATAACGTATCAATGTAATTTGAAATTGTTTTGTTTGCAACATTAACCATTTCACTAATTGGAACATTTACAACGTCCGTTTTATTATCCTCCACTTTTTTAGTAATACATTCAAAAATTGAATTTTTACTTTTAAGTTTGTTTTCAAGATCTACAATATTATTTGAGAAAAAATTATCAATAGTTTTGTATGAATTTTCACATTGGGAGTGACCAACCCACATTTCAATTTCCTTCAATTGTTTAGGGGTAATCTTATTGATTAGATTTTCATAAAGTATTACACTTTGGTTAATATATTCATTTGCAATAGATTCGTTAAGTCCTTTATTTGAACTTAACTCATTGTATAAATAAAACAATTTACTGATGTTTTTATTCTTTAAGATTAACTCCTCAAAAACAAACATATCATTTTTGAATGAGTTTTTCTTATACGATTCTACTAACGTTTTTTCTATCTTAGATTTTAATATACCAAATTTCATAATCTTTTTTATTTATAAATATCAATCTCTTAACAATTTGCTCAATTCACTCTCCATTGAACCCAAAGAATTTCTTGCTTTACTTAAATCAATGTAGGAATCCCCATGAATATCGTCACTTTCTAATAAAATATTTAAATTATTTTTTTCCATATTTTCAGGTAAACCTCCTAAGTCACCACCTGGTTCAGGACCTGGCGGTGGAGGTGGTCCCCCTAATCCTCCTAAATCCATTCCCCCTCCTTCAGGTGGTGGTGGAGCTCCTGCTGATTCAGTAGATCCTGATTTAGTTTTATATAATTTATCTACGGTATCAAACATACCTGTATGTGTAATAACCGTAGGTGTATTTGTAAGTTCTGCGGCAACCGCTCTTTCCAATCTCATCTGTTGGACATCCAATTTGATATCTTCGTCAGAGAATCCAAAAATATGTTTCTTAGCCCAAGTTGCCGATGTAGGTGCCAATGTGTTAGGAATTTCAGAAACAAGATCTTTATATAACAATACTTTTTCTTTCCATACATCAACCATTAATAGATCTGCTTGTTTTGATGGATTTGTAAGTCCTAATGTAAAGTTTTGTAATTCATCCTCAAACCCTAATAAAAACAAGTGAATGATTGCAATTTTATTCATTTCCGCAATCATACTTTTTTGAATTTTATTAATAGTCCTTGCAAAACGAATATCTTGTAATGATAAATTTTTACCATCACCAACAACTTCCTCAAATCCTAAGTATGCTTTTGGTACACGTAATGCGGTTACCAATTTCTTTTGGATGTATTCAATATCCGCAATTTCTGATAAGTTCTGTGCTCCTGGTAATGTCTCAATAGGCATTGTTTGTGCAACATCTCTAACGGGTACAAAGTAATCTTGATCCACCGCCATTTGATTAAAACGTAAATCAACATTACCTGTTTTATTATCCACAACCTGATCTCGTTTGAATTTGTTTGCAACACGTTGTACATATGGTTCAACATCTTTATCGTCCATGTTTCCAACAAATATCTTAAACACCCTTCTTTCAGGTGCCCTTGATGTACGATAAATTAACATCGCATCTTCAGATAATAATAATTGTTTCCAAATACGTCTTGCTTTTTCCAACATGGAAGTACCATAAGGAAGTTTTCTATCGTCACCCAATAATCTAAAGTGAGCAATTTCCCAAGAATTAAATTCCATATCTTTAACCTTCCAATGGAATCTTAAACCTTTTTGATCGGGATTAACTTCGGCATTTACTGATTTTGCCGCCATACCTCTTTCCAATCGTTCAATTTCAATATTAGGTAATTGCATACAACCAACAATACCCTTTTCAGGATCCAATTTTAGATACACAAAGTTATCCCCATATTTACAAGTATTTCTTGTCCACATCGCCAAGTTGGTATTGATATCCAACACGTTATTAAACAAATCGGCAAGAATACCTTTAATTCTTTTTGATTCAGAGTATATCTGAAGAATATAACCATCTTGATCAGGTGTAGTTGACTCTTCAGCGTATATATCTAAAGCGGTTGATATTTCAGGAGTAAATTCCATTGATTCATAATCATAGAATGATGCTAATCTTGTTGGTTCATAATAGATTGCTTGAGTATATAGATTGTTTTCAATTTTTGCCCATTGACCCGACAAATACATTGTTTGTTGAGCTTGGAGTTTTTCTAACTCATATTCCTTTTTGTCGGTTGTTTTTAACAATTCTTTTTTATCCAAACTATACGTTGGGTAATCCTGATTCATTAATGAATTAGGACCAAAAGATTGTG